GACTCGGTGATCATGCACGTGCCCAAGGGCCTGACGCACATTGCCTACATCCAGGGCACCGCGGCGGGCAACGTCAACGTCGTCCCGCTGGACAACTCCTGATGCTGCGCACGGACATTGCCGCTGCGCCCGGGGTGGTGACCACCGTGGCGCTGCAAGACGGGGCCCTGATCACCGGCACCACGCAGGACTGCACGCCCTACGCCGAGCGCGCCCAGGCCATGCACAACGCCGGGCACACGGGCTCGAGCGACATGCGCCTGGCCGCGAGCATTCCCATGGTGCTGGTGGAGCGCTACCTCAACGACCACGCCATCACGCTGCAAGAGCTGGGCCGCTCACCCGAGCACCAGAAGCGCCTGCTGAACGACCCGGCGCTGGCGCATTTCCGCATCTGGAAGGGCAGGGTGTGACATGGCCATTGCCACCTACTCCGACCTGCAGACCTCGGTGGCCAACTGGCTCAAGCGGTCGGACCTGACGTCCATCATCCCGGACTTCATCACGCTGGCCGAGGCCCGCATCGCGCGAGACCTGCGCCTGCGCCGCCAGGTCACCAACACGGCGCTGAGCACCGTGGCCGGCACGCAGACCGTGACGCTGCCCAGCGACTTCTTGGAGATGGAAAACATCACGCTGACCAACACCACGCCGCCCGCGGCGCTGTCGGTGGTCACGCCCGAGATCATGGACCGCAAGTTCCCGAGCGGCTACGCCAACGGCCAGCCGGTGGTCTACACCATCGTGGGCGACGCGATCCAGTTCGGCCCCACGCCGGATGCCGTCTACACGGTGAGCCTGGACTACTACCAGCGCTTTGCGGCGCTGTCGACCACGCCCACCAACTGGTTGCTGACCAACCACCCCGGGGTGTACCTGTTCGGGGCGTTGGCTGAAGGCGCGCCGTACCTGATGGAAGACGAGCGCACCCCGCTGTGGGACACCAAGTACCGGGCCGAAGTGGCCGCGCTGCAGCAGGCCGATGACGCGGCGCTGCGCTCGGGCTCTGCCATGCGAGTGAGGACCCTATGACCGTTGAAAGCGCGACCTACATCAACCAGCTGGATGCCACCAAGCCCGGCGCCACGGACCTGAAGAGCGAAGGCGACGACCACCTGCGCTTGCTCAAATCCACGATCAAGGCTTCGTTTCCTAACGTGACGGGGGCCGTATCGGCCACGCACACGGAGCTGGGGTATGTGGCGGGGGTGACGAGTGCACTGCAGACGCAGCTCAACGCCAAGGCGCCGCTGGCAAGCCCCGCGCTGACGGGCACACCGACTGCGCCGACGGCAGCCGCGGGCACCAACACGACGCAACTGGCCACCACGGCGCATGTGTTTGCCGAGCGCACCAACACGGCCACGCTGACCAACAAGACCTTCGACCTGGCCAACAACACCTTTGCGGCCACCTCGGCGCAACTGGCGGCGTCCCTCACGGACGAGACGGGCACGGGCGCGCTGCTGTTTGCCAACTCGCCAGCCCTGACGGGCACGCCCACGGCGCCCACTGCTTCGCCGGGCACCAACAGCACGCAACTGGCCACGACTGCCTTTGTGGCGGCGGGGTTTGCGCCCCTGGCCAGCCCGGCCTTTACCGGCACGCCCACGGCCCCCACGGCGTCCACAGGCACCAGCTCCACCCAAGTGGCCACCACCGCGTTTGTGGCGGCCACGGCCTTCAGTGCGGTGCTGCCCGCGCAAACCGGCAACGCGGGCAAGTTTGTGACCACAGACGGCACCACGGCAAGCTGGCAGACCATCCGTGATGTGCAGGAGTTTTCCAGCAACGGCACCTGGACCAAGCCCGCGGGCGTGACCGTGGTGATGGTGGAGCTCTGGGGCGCTGGCGGCGGTGGTGGCTCGGGAGGCAGCTCAAGCTCTGCCGCGCTGTTTGGCGGCCATGGAGGATGCGGCGGCAACTATGTGCAGCGCCTGTTTAAGGCTTCGGACTTGTCCAGCACGGTCAGCGTGACGCTTGGCACCGGTGGCAATGGAGCTGCGGCAATCAGCGCGACCAGCGGCACGGCTGTGCCTGGAAATGACGGGTCATCTGGAGGCGACACCACGTTTGGCAGCTTGGCTACGGCGTTTGGAGGAGCGGGCGGAGGGAGAGGCAATGTTTTTGGTTCTCCCAGCACCGTTGGATCATCCAACGCAACGCAAACCGGTTTGGCGGAAACGGGTGGCGCTTCTGGCACGATCCGCGCGTTTGCGTCAGGCAGCGGCTACGCTGTGGCCACAGTGGCTGGTGCGCTGGCGGCACTGGCGGGGCCCGGTGGCGGCTCCGGTGGCGGCGTTGCCAACGACACGGGCTTGCAGGTGTTGTACGCCGCCACAGCAGGCGGCAACGTGGCCGAAAACAACGGCACCACGTTTGGCGGCGGTGGTGCCGGCGGCGGGACTACCAATCCCGGCACTGCAGGCACCACCCCCATCATGACCGGCAGGCCGCAAGGCAGCGCTGGCGGCGGCGGTGCTGGTGCGCAGGGAACCGGCGTGACCGCCAGGAATGGGGGTGCGGGCGGGCGCTGTGCGGGCGGCGGAGGTGGTGGTTCGGTGGGCTACACCAGCGGCACCTGCACCTCCGGCGCCGGAGGTGCTGGCGGCAACGGGTACGCCCGCATCACCTGCTGGTAATCCATGGCCATCGTCACCTTACCCAACGCCGGCCAGTACGGTGTGTTGGCTGACCAGGCGCCGCAGGAGCTGCCGCTCAACGCCTGGAGCGACGCCAACAACGTGCGCTTTCGGGACGGCTACGCCGAGCGTTTTGGCGGGCTCAAGACCGTCTTCACCGCCCCGTCGGTCACGCCCTACTGGCTGGCCCCTTACGTCACCACCAGCGCCCGGTTCTGGGTCCACGCAGGTTTGAGCGCGGTGTACGTGGACGATGGCACCACGCGCACCGACATCACCGGCACCGCGCCCACCGGAGCGATCGACGACCGCTGGACCGGCGGCGCGCTCAACGGCGTGCTGGTGATGAACAACGAGAAGGACGTGCCGCAGTATTGGGGCGGCAACGCGGCCAGCAACCTGGCCAGCCTGACAGGATGGAACGCCAACTGGCGCGCCAAGAGCCTGCGCCCGTTCAAGAACTACCTGGTGGGCGTGGGCATCACCAAGGGCGGGACGGCCTACCCGCATATGGTCAAGTGGTCGGACGCGGCTGACCCCGGCGCCATCCCTGGCTCGTGGGACGAAGCAGACCCTACGACCGACGCTGGCGAGGTGGATCTAGCCGAGACCGGAGACCTGATGGTCGACCAGATGGTGCTGGGTGACGCCAACATCATCTACAAAGAGCGCTCGATGTACTCGATGCGCTACATCGGCGGCCAGTTCATCTTTGCCTTCCAGCGCCTGCCCGGCGATGTGGGGGCTCTGGCCCGCGGCTGCATCGCCAACACCCCGGTGGGGCATGTGGTGCTGACTCCGGGTGACGTGATCGTGCACAACGGCCAAGGCCCGAAGTCCATCCTGACCGCACGGATGCGCAAGTGGCTGTTCACGCAGATGGACACCACCAACTACGCGCGCTCGTTCCTGATGACCAACCTGCGGCGCAACGAGGTGTGGATCTGCTTTCCCTACGTGGGCCAATCCACTTGCACCAAGGCGCTGGTGTGGAACTTTGCCGACGACACGCTGGCCCCGCGCGATTTGCCCAACGTGACCTATGGCGACTTTGGCCTGATCGCTCCAGGGGTGGCTGAGACTTGGGCCTCCGATGCCGACACCTGGCTGTCAGACGCCACGGTGTGGGCGCAAGCCGAGTTCAACCCCAGCGACGGCCGGATGCTGCTGTGCAACAGCTCCAACATCTTGCTGGGCGACGCTGGCAGCAACGACGCGGGGACCGAGTTCACGGCCTACATCGAGCGGACAAACTTGGCGTTTGACGACCCCTACTCGGTCAAGACCGTGAAGGCGGTGTACCCGCGCATTGACGGACCAACCGGGGCCACGCTGACGGTGGAGGTGGGCGCGACCATGGACGTGGAGGTGGCCCCCACGTGGTCCAGCCCGGTGACCTACACCATCGGCTCCACGCGCAAGGCGGATGCCTTTGCCACGGGGCGCTTCTTGTCGCTGCGCATCAAGAGCACGGCCGGGTTTGCGTGGCGCCTGAAGGGGATCGACCTGGACGTGGTGAAGCGGGGCGCGTACTGATGATCTACAACCCGACGATCCCCCCTCAAGACCCGGCCGCGCTGCCGGGTTTTTTGTTGCAGGAGCTGGCCAACCTGCGCAAGGCGATGGAAGCCCCCCAGCCCTACGTGTTCCTGGACACGCTCAACGCCGCGCCGCTGCGGCCGCGCGAGGGCATGGTGGTGAAGGCTGATGGAACCAACTGGAACCCCGGCAGCGGTGCCGGGATCTATGCCCGCGTGGGTGCCACGTGGGTCAAGCTGTGAGGTAAGCAATGGCCACTTCGTTTCAACTGAACCCGTTTCTGGATGCCCAGGCGCAAGCCCTGGCCAACCGCTACAACCAGACGCTGAACTACACCACCCTGCCCGGGTTGCGCAGCGGGGCCATGGCCGCGGGCGGGTTTGGCGGCTCGCGCCAAGGCATCGCCGAAGGCTTGGCTGCGGGCATGTCTAACCAAGGGCTGGCTGATGCCATGGCCAACCTGTACGGCACGGCCTACGGGCAAGAGCGCAGCTTGCAAAACGCGCAAGACATCGCGCGCATGCAGGACCTGACCACCCAGCGCGGCCAATCGTTGAACTACGACATTGGCCAGCAAGGCATCCAGCAGCAGCGCTACGCCACGGATGTGGGGGCCAACACCACCATGCGTGGGCAGGACCTGAACTACGACATCGGCAACAAGGGCATTGAGCAGCAACGCTACGCCACCGATGTCGGTGCGGCGACGTCGCGCTACAACACCGATGTAGGTGCGCAGACTTCGCGCTACGCAACCGACGTCGGCGCTCAGACCTCGCGCTACAACACGGACGTGGGGGCCCAAACGGCCCTGCGTGGGCAGAACCTCAACTACGACGTGGGCCTGCGCAACTTGGGCCAGCAGCAGTACGCCACCGACGTGGGCGCGGCCACGGCCATGCGCGGGCAAGATCTCGGGCGCTACAGCACTGACGTTGGCGCGCAGACCGCGCAGCGCGGCCAAGACATTGGGCTGCAGACGGCGCAACTGGGCAACCAGACGCAGCGCGACATCGCCAACCTGCAAAACCAGACTACCGCTCGTGGCCAGGACTTGAACTACAACCTGGGACTGGGGGGGCTGCAGCAGCAGCGCTACAGCACCGACGTCGGCGCCAACACCGCCACGCGTGGCCAGGATGTGCAGGCCAACATCGCCGGCATGCAAAACGCCACCGCCTTGCGCGGGCAGGACCAGTCCTACAACCTGGGGCTGGGCAATTTGGCAAACTCGCAGCAGCAGACCGCCAACCAGTACAACCTGGGGATGGGCAACCTGGCCTTGGGCAACCGCCAGGCCGACCAGTCCTACAACCTGGGGATGGGCAATCTCGGTGTAGCCCAGCAGAACGCCGGCACCAACCAGTACCAGGCGCAAACCCAGCGCGACCTCGGCTACGGCAACCTGGGCCTGGGTTACGCCGGGCTGCAGAACCAGGCCAACATCGCCAACCAGCAAAACCAGCTCGGCTACGCAGGCCTGAACAACCAGGCCAACATCGCCGGGATGCAAAACCAGACCCAGCGCGATCTGGGCTTTGGCAACCTGAACCTGGGCTACCAGAACAGCGCGCAGAACTACCAGCTCGGCCTGGGCGGGCTGCAGAACCAGCGCTACGCCACCGACGTGGGCGCGGCCACCACGATGCGCGGCCAGGACCAGAACTACAACCTGGGCATGGGCAACCTGGGGGTGAACGCCTACCAAGCTCAAACCGCTCGTGACCTGGGCTACGGCAACCTGGGCCTCGGTTACTACAACGCTAACAACAACTACAACTTGGGCATGGGCAACCTGGCGCTGGGCAACCAGAACAGCATGCAGAACTTCTACACCGCCAACCGCGGCCTGGATCAGTCGGGCATGCGTCTGGGCATGGACATGTTCAACAGCGGCCAAGCTGGTTTGGCGGGCCAGGGCCAGGGCCTCTACAACGCGGGCCTCGGGCAGTACAACGCCGGCCTGATGCCGTACCAGGGCTACGGGAACATGCTCAGCCCCTTCACGGGCTACGGCGGCAGCAACACCACCACTACCCCAGGCGGCAACTGGCTGGGCAGCGCCATCGGCGGCGGGCTGGCGGGCATGCAATTCGGCAACTTGTTCCGTCCCGGTTGATCACAAGGAGCGACCATGAACTACGAAGACATCATTGCCCAAGCCCTGCGCGCGGGCTTTGGCCCCGGCATGGGCGGCAACCCCGGCATGGCGCGCGTGGGCCAGTACCAGGTCAACCCGTACTTTGAGATGACAGGCCAGACCGAGCAAGACCCGGGCACCTCGCGCCAGATGGGCTACACCATCAGCGCCCCGTTGGGTGGCACCACGTACCGCTCGGATGTGGTGGACATGGGCGGCAACTTGCAGCGCAGCAACGTGCACAACGCGGAGTCTGACAAGTACGGCGTGGGCGACATGGCCAAGCTCGCGGCGTTCGCCGTGGGCGCCAACGCGCTGGGCTCGGCGCTGGGGCAGAACAGCATGTTCAGCTCTGGCGGGCTTCTCGGTGGCGGGCAGGCTGCGTCAGCCGGTGCAGGCGAGGCGGCAGGCGCAGGCTTTGGCATTGGCGGCGGCGGATCCACGCTCACTCCGGCGGCCATTGAGGCCGGCCTCGGCACTGCCGGCTACGGCACCAACGCCGCTGCGGCAGCGTCTGGAATGTTCAATCCGGCCACGATTGGTGCAGGTGCCGGGCTGGCCTTTGGGCCTGGAGCGGCTGCGGCAGGCAGCGCTGCTGCGGGAGGCTTGGGCGCACTGGGCAGCCTCTCCGGCAAAGCCATCGGCGGCCTGCTCGGCGCCGCGGCTGGCGCGGCCAACTCCGGCGACAAGCAGCAGACCTCCCAGCAGCGCCTGGACCCGCGCATGGAGGCCCTGCTCTACGGCGCCGACGGCAAGGGCGGCTACCTGGGCGCGGCCACCGACTGGTTCAACCAGAACAAGGGCGGCAACCCGCTCATGCTGCAAGGCGCGCAGATGATGGCTGACTACTACAAGAGCCCGCAGTACACCGAGGGCTACAACACCCTGCGCAACACCGGCCTGGGCCTGCTGGGGTCCGGCATGGCGGGAAACCCTTTCACGCAACCTGGCGGAATGCCTAGCTCGCTGGGCGGTGGGTTGCCGGTGCGGTATCGAGGCGGCCCTCAAATGACGCCAGAGCAGCGCCGTCAAAGAGAGCAAGACATGCAGAACATGCAGTTGATGGCCATGCGTGGCTTTGGAGGCTGACCATGGGACTGTTGGGCGATAGCTGGGAAGACCCGCGCACCGCGGCCCTCCTCAACCTGGCCGGCGGTCTGCTGAGCCAGCGCAACCTCGGGGCGGGCCTGGTGCAGGGCATGCAGGGCTACAGCTCATCCATGCTGGCGGCCAAGAAGGCGCAGCAAGAGGAGGAGGAGCGCAAGCAGCTACTGGCGCAGCGGGCGCTGCAGCTGCGAGAGCTGGAGGGCCGAATGACCGATGCGGCACGGGCGCGTGAAGAAGCTGCCGCCGCCAAGCAAGCCCGCGGCTCGTTCCTGGACAGCATTGACTCCAACGCAGGCCCGGCCATGCCGATGAGCGTGCCGCAAGCCATGCGTGCGGGGCTGGGGCTGCAGGAGATCCAGGCGCTGATGCCCGCCAAGGCCGAGAACCCGTTTGGCAAGGTGGACCCCAAGGACTTCACGCCAGAGTCGGTGCGCAAGTTTGCGCTTACCAAAAACTACGCCGACTTGGTGCCGCGCACCAGGGTCGAGTTTGTGGACGGCCGGGCGGTGGACCCGTTCGCCACTGCGCCCGGCACTGTGCTTCCGCGCCAAAGCAACCCGGTGGCCGACCTGCTGGTGCCTGGCCCCGGCGGCCAACTGGTGCCCAACAAGCCGCTGATTGACGCAAAAAAGCAGCTTGTGCCTCCCGGCGTCAGCGTCAGCTACGGCGCCCCGGTGGCCGGCA